GTATCTGATTGATTTTTACCGTCATAGCCCATTACAAACACAAAATCTCCATTATTGAAGAGATGTGAAGTGCTGCCATAACCAACAATCGTATTATTTTTCGAGATAAATTCAATATTTTCTCGATAATTCAGGCTGGAAGCAATACTTGTTACTGATTTACCATTAATTTTGGAAATTCTTGCTAAATTATCATTCTCAATGATGACTTTATCATCTACCTTGTAATTTTCACCAGATGAAATGACTGAAATGCTATCAATTTTGGCAGGATTTACTGATTTTACACTAAAAGGTCCATTTTTTGTCTGGTAAGGCAAGAAAAATCCATTATAAGAGGTGAATTCGGAGTTTAGATTATAAGGGTTGGTATTTCGTAGAAGATTTAAATCGTTTAAATCTAGATTTGTTTGATTTGAATTGATGTCCGAATTGAATTCAATCGGTTTAGAGTAATAAGTATTGCCGATAACGTAAGGAAATTTGGGTAATTTATAACCATTCGGTGAAAAATTTGCCTCAACTGTTGCAAAATACGCATAAGTTCCATTTGGAAACTCAGGTGTCACACAATAACGACCATTATGTTCGTCCAAATCAGAATTTCCAACAAACTTATAATCCTGAACAAAGAAGCCCAAGGGATAAATTATAGGACTAACTGGTCTGCCCTCTATATTGAGTTCTGTAATGGTCTTTAAAATGTATCCGCTGGTTAGCTGTTTTACTGAAGTAGCATTAAATCGACTAGAATAACCATAAGGACCGTAAATTGGATTACCATCATAAGCCCAACCTAGAATTGGGGAGTGATTTGTAGAATCAATTTCATTACCATCAGTATCCTTGCTCAAGTCTGGTTGATAAATTATAGAGTCATTGACAATAGACTTTGAATAGGTAGATTCACGCAGTTTTCTTGAGGTGAAAAGATTATAATACTGAAGGCCAAATTTACCATTAGAAATAAAACTATCGTTATCACTAAAATATCCAACATCAGAAAACCGTTTTACGTTGTTAACGCGCCAAGGCTTTAAATTTGTTTGAAATTTAACCCCACTTCCAGCAGAAACTACGGTTATACTTGTCTTATCTGTAGTATAATTAAAGCCGCCTGAGATGACTTTTACCTCAACAATCTGACCATTTTGAATGATTGGTGTTAGCTTTGCATTAAATCCATCACCATTAACAACAATGTCGGGAATAGAAACATAGTTAGAGCCCCCAGACTGTATGACTATGTTGATGATCTTCCCATTACTAATGATGGGTTTCAACTGTGCCCCAGTTCCCTTGGAAACAGTGATTGTTGGGCTTTGATTGTAATTTAGAATCTCACCTGAGCCGTAAAGTCTACCACCATCTTGGATAGTTACACCAACAAATTCACCTCTAAAAATAGGCTGAAGAATGGCGGAAAAAGATGTACTGATTCCAAGTCTACCATTAATTGCTACTGTTATCGGCAAATAAGACAATGTTTGAATTGGATTGGGCCTGAAAAATGTTACATTAACGTACTGCTTAGTTCGATAATAAAACTCAGGGTCAGTACCGGCATTAATTTCAGATAGGCGTAGATTGCTGTCGTCAATAACAGTCGCATAATAGCTACCGTTGTTAACCAATCCAAAGGAGGGTAAAATAGATGAACTGTAAACTACAATTTCACCACTTTTGAAGTTGTGATTTGGAACATTAAAAATACCAGTGATTGTATTAATACCAATGATTCTATCTTTACGGTACTCATAATTCTCACCCGATTCTAGAACACTGATAGATGAAACTATTTTTTTCTTATTAACCGCCTGAATGGCCTGGACACCTATTCCATAAGATGTTAGGTTGATGCTATTAATACCTGTTACAGCATCTTCTTGACTCTTATGAAGAGTGATTGTTGTAGGTGTAGAGGTGTAAACGAAATACTTTTCACTATCCTCCAGTCCACCAATTTGTGTTTGGTTTGATGCTTGATAGACAACCTCTTCTGCATTGCGAAATTTATGAAAGGTTGAAAACCCTATGGTCTCTGTTCCAATTTCAACATCGGATTCAGCATTAAAGTATTCAGTATGAACAACATCAACTAAATTTGCAGTGGCTGATGCGTTTCTACCGTTTCCACCTGAAATGATAATTTTAGGCTCATCAAGATAATCAAAACCACTGTTAATAACATTAATTTTTGTAAGATTACCTTTAATATTTGGATGAATTACGGCATTAATACCAACAGCATCAGTTACCGTAAGACTTGGTGGATTGATAATGTCATAATTCTCACCGGGAGAAGTTATAACAACCTTACTAATAGGACCATAAAAAATCTGATCATTTGACTTATAGTTTAAAAGTTCAACCCCATTATTAAAAATACCAATGGTTGAGAGTGGGGTGTCTTGCTTCTCTGTTGCAATTTCAGGAATGGAAATTTTTCTTATTAAATTCTGAGGCTGTAATTCTTTTGAATCTAATGAAGAATCAGTAAAATTGAAAAACTCAAATGTTCCGTCAACAACTCCACTAAACGACAAATAACTTTGCTTGCTGATATTTTCACGACTTAGTGACAACCGGAAACTATTAAAAGAATCTCTCTTGATAAAATAGACACCTGATGATAAAGTGTTATTATTTGAGGTAAAGACGACACTATCACCAGTATAATAAGGATGATTTTCTAGAGTTATCGTATTAGTAAAAGTTCCTACAACATCTAATTTACCTGTATTGATTGTAATACCATCGGTATATGAAGGCAGGGATGGGGATAAAACAAAAACGTTTTTATCTCCATCTACAAATGTGTTTTGAACGTTAGTTGAATAGGTACTGAGATTTGGAAAATTGATGAAGTTTCCTTTTGAGATTTTTCTACGAATAGTATAAATCGTTTGTAAATCAATCTGCTGTTGTAGTCTGATGGTTATTGCCTTACTGTTAAGAACAGCGACAACTTCACCTGCAAATTCAATGCTTGACGGAGGAATTAATGAAACGGAATCGCCTAAATTAAAAATATGCTCATCAATTGTGGTCACACTATAAAGATTGTTACCACTATCAACAAGTTGAATGGAATTAATCGAATAAGTCAAAGGAATGTTAAATTTCCATTCATTTGCCTTTAAGTCTGTTGATGGATAGCCTAGGGTTTCAATTTGAAATTTTTCTGTTGGTTTAAAGGCATAATTCTCATCAGTAAATTCAATATCTTCCAATACACCAGTAATTCTTAGTTTAATGATCGCACTATCTTGATTATAACCATAAGCAAATGTATTATAGCGTAATGCGGTTCCTGAAGTGACGGAACTATTAATGCCACTACAACCAAGAAATTGATTGAGAGTCTTATTGGTATATGCAACAACTAAAGAATTAATTATTAATGTACCACTAACAGGGAAACCTACTGTACTATCAACATCAATAAAGGTTGATCCTTGGGATACATCTGTTGTTATGAGAGTTTGTGGATGTATTGTAAAATCGCTCTTGATTGTACCAGCAACATCAATGTCCTTATCATAATCAAAGTCAAGACTAATTAGAAAATACTCCTTACCTGCACGAAGAATCTTTTCAACATAAGTAATCGTTCCTCGGGCTTCTTCAATAAAACCATCAGTATCTTGATAGATCGTCCCATTAATAAGTTCAGTCGGATTGCCGCTTAGGGCCTCAACGACGAGTTTTTTGGCAACACGGTATTGTGCATTAGAAGCAGAGAATAGTTGATCTCTAGGAAGAATCAATTCAACAGTTTTACCAAAAAGTGCAGCAAATAAGATTCTAAAAGATTCTGCGGTTCCTTTGGATTGATAGAAATCCTTAATTCTTTTTAGGAAGTTACTATCATTAACCTCAGAATAAAATTCTCGATTCTCAAATCCAGGGGCAATTTTTTGTTTTGTTTTTAAGAAGAATTGTTTTAGAAATAGAAGTGATAGATTTTCAACTTCAGCATCATCTTCGTGTTCTGAGGCTGAAGTTGTACTGAATACAAGTTCATTTGCAGTGATCTTATCAATTCCACTAAACCCCCTTACACATCCCTCAAAGGTGGTTGCAGTTTTTGAGGTATAAGTGATAATCTCATCATCAATTTTAATTAGACCATATGAGTCAGAAAATCCTTGAGTTGAATTGACTGTTATCGTATCATCATCGGAATCAATAGAAGATGAAAGAATTGCAGTGTCATCTAGATCAAAAAATGAATCAAGATCCAAGTATTCATCTAAATTTTGAACTATCTTGTCGCTATTATTGGAAACATAATACTGCTTAAGAAAATCCGCCGCCAGGGGATATTCCTCTCTAACATACTGAGGGAGTTGATTTTCTACAATCTTGGATAGTTCAATTTTCATATTAATTGATTACTAGGTCTCCATTGAGATAGCTGGATGTTGAAACGTAATTAACACCTGAAATGTCATAACCAGAAGAGATTGTATCAGAAAGCATATTCACCTTACTTGAGTTAACATCAAGCTGCAAATACAGATCCTGTAGTCCGATAATATCATTCGATTTTGAGATTGCACTAACTTGAATAATACTGTCAAAACCTACTTTTTTCTGAGTGCTTGTTATATTTATTGGGTTCAAAATCAATTCCCCTTTAGTATAATCAATCGTCCCAACGTTATTTCTAATAATGACAGGTTGTTGAGTTGCATCTAGTCTAAAGATAAAAAGTGTCCCTTTTTCTGCATCCAATGGTAAGTCGGAAAGATACACATCAGAACTAGAACCAGAGATTCTAAATGCTGATGTTTTTATATTGTATCCGGTTTGTTTATTGATATGAAAGGCATTACCAAAACAAATCTCATAGGAGGCAAAACGATTAGTTTCTACTCTCATATCTCGACGCATTGACATCTTTGTGATGTTAGATGTTATAGCCGCATCGCTATCATCAATGATTTTAAGAAATTTACTATACTTAAATCTTGCACCATACTTGTTCAATTCCGAAGAATCTGCATAAGAAACAATGTTATTGAAAATTGTTGTCTTGAGAACATCTGGTGATGTAGTAAAGTTAGAATTATAATAAGCGACGGTATCAAATTGAATATAGAGGTACTTAAGATCAATAATTTCAGGAACAATTCCACCAACTGAATATTTTCTTAAGATTGCCTTGATGTTGTCTTTGACTGTGTTAGAAACAAAAGGTCCGTTGATTGGCTTAATTGAGATAAAAACTCTACCAAATTTTGGAGGATTTAGTGTTTCACCACCAAAGGCTGAAACAGATTCTGCCTCAGGATAAATCTGAGGGATGATTGCCTCATAATCTGCGGGTGTTACAGCCCTTTGTTGAGTAGAATAAACCAGGGGCGCAAACTTTTTGATTGATGAAATACTTTCAATCTCTTTACCACCAAATGATGCGGTATTTACTGATATTGTAGAAATAACCGAATTAACGACGCCGCCGTTATTATCAAAAATTCTACCAGCAAAGTTCATTGAAGGAATTCCATTGGCTTCTTCACCACCACAAACAATATAAGAAATCTCAATAAGACTATTTGTTTCTAGTTTTTTACCAAAGATGCCATCACCAAAGAACACCTCATAACGTTCATCCTCTACTTCTTGTATGAAATAAGACTTTGATGTAGAGTCCACATTAAAAAGTGTGGGAGCAAAGGTATATTTCTGCGTTACAGTTGTGGCAGGGTTTTCTTTAATCAAAACGTTAATAAGAGTTGTGTCGATTCCTTCATTGTCAAGAATGTATCGAGTTGAGGAATTTGTTGCAGTATAATTCTGAACAATGTAAGAACCCTCATACACAGTGATATTGTCAAAAGTTGCAATGTTGTTGACAACTGGAGTTGTTATATCCTCCATAATACTGAAAATATAACTCTGGCCGTTATAGGAATTTGTTGCTGCTACTGTTCCTTTTTTGAGAGTTAGAGTTAAAGGATTAGTGGATAATGTAGTAGTGTTGACCGTAAAACTTATATTGGCTCTTGCTGCGGTTCTTGAGCGTGGGGTATAACCAATTTCTTTGGCTCTTGAAACAACATTTTCTCTTAGTGTTGCCGAATCAAGAAACACCTCATTCGATACCATATTGGTATTGTATGAGGAGATGTATGTATTATATGCGAGAACATCAATAAGGGTTGAAAAGTTTGAACCCTCAAAGTCATAATCAGTAAAATTTGAGTTCGCCCTGAGATAGTCCCTTATAGAGGCTTTTATTTCGTCAAAATTTAGCGTAGAGAGATTGACTATTGCCATTTATCGGACGGTCTCTAGGACTAGAGTGAGTTGTTGAGTTGGAACATCAATTCCTACAATGGTATAAGTTACTACAAGATTATAAGTGTTGTTGTCATAATCAGCAGTTGCTACAACTGATTCTAGATTAACTCTAGGTTCAAAACGATTAATTGTTTCTGATACTTCACTTTCAAGCAGTGACTCAGTAATCGGACTCATTTGCTCAAACAACAGATTATAAACATTACAACCTTTGTCTGAATATGGCGCCTCACCGATAATGGTTGAGACTAAATTGCGAATAGAGCGGGCAATCGTGGTCTCATTTTTAAGGACAATAAGATCGTTGTTTAAAGGGTTAACCTCAAACGACATACTTATATCCTTAAAAGATCGACTGACCCGCTCTACTGGCATTAAATTGTAGTAATTAACAACTATTTAGCCATTAATTACAGAGGGTTCGATACCATAATCCCAGCTAGATTCGTCAGAAAATAGCTCGGTTTCTTCAGTTTTTACAATCTTTGTTTTTTTATCGTGAACTACCTCACGTAGTTCAAGTGCGCCATAATCACTAGCAAGATGTGTGGTCCCCCACATTTCTTTCATATATGCGCTATTTCTGTCGGTCATTGGGATTTCTCCTAAATTGAGTTTAAGAGAAACTTTTTAGGTGGTTCCATCACCTAGGCTATTTAGAGTTACAAATTCTAAATACTGTTATAATAGAGAAGAAATCAATGGACGGGTTACTACAAGCTTATTTTAGTGGTGTTCATAATT